AATAGAATAGAAGCCACCATCCACCTGATTAGATGGGGCATCAAAAGTGGTATTAGCGGTCAGGGTAAGATCGCAAACTTGGTTTGCCGCTGTATCCCAGTCTTGGGTTGCGTCAAATGATAGTGAAGTGGAGTTGAAGTTCTGAGTCTTTGTCCACTCCGCTGCGGTTGCTAATTTTCCTACTCCAGTTCCGATATAGCCAACAGCAACAGCCGTCCCCTGCCATGTTCCTGTTCCAACCGTACCTACGGTGGCAATAGAAGAACCACCTGCGTAACTTGTGGAAACCTGAACATCACCTGTATTTACGGTGATACCTGTACCAGCCCCAACAGTTAGCGTTGCAGCACCAGATGTAGCGCCACCCGTTAAACCGCTTCCCGCAACAACAGATGTAATATCACCTGTAGTTGGGGTTGCCCATGCCGGGTTTGCGCTGGAACCTCCAGTGGTTAGAACATCACCGGATGTTCCGTAACCAAGTCTTGCGTAATCTGTTCCATCAAAGTATAGGATGTCACCTTGTGCATCTGAACTCATCCGTATGCTTTCACCATCTACATATTGCCAAAGAAATCCTTCATCCTCACCCGATGCTGCCACAAGAAGTTTATTGTTAGTACCTACTGGAAATCTAGTTTCAGAATCAACAGTGTTATATGCAAGTAAGTCACCTTTGGTTGTTAATTTGTCATCACCAATCACAGTAACAAACTGCCACTCTGAAGAATCGCTGGAATACTTTAAGTATTGGTCATCAGCAACAGTGGCTGTGCTAACGGTTTCACCACGTATCTTGGCTACTGTAACTGCGCCAGCATTAGTCATGGTGGCATCACCTGACAATGCAGCAGTCGTGAATCCCGTTCCGTCCCCAATTAGGATTTCAGTTGTGGCTAATGCTTTATCGGAAGGAACACCGGAAGAGTTGGCATCTCTTACCTTTACAGTGTTCGCTGCCATGTTTGCTAACTTTGCGTTGGTGACATTAGCATCAAGTATCTTTACGGTTATGACTTTATCAGCACCAATACTTGTAACACCAGCGTTAGTTATTGTCACGTCACCACTTATTGCTACAGGGTTATAACTTGTTCCATCAGCAACCAGTAAATACGCATCCGTATTGGTTGCCATGATAATGTCATCGCCTGAGATAGTGATGTCAGTTCCTACCGTTAGCGCTCCAGTCGTAGTGACTGTAGAAAATGCCCCAGTTGAGGCAGAGTTAGCACCTATGGGGGTTCCGTCAATCGCACCAGCATTGATATCTACTGAGTTAGATGTCTCAGGATCAATGGCTAAAGTAATCCAAGCATCATTAGCCTGATTTCTTATCTTGAGGAGATTGTTACCTGTATCCAGCCAAAGAAGACCCATTGCTCTTGCAGCATTACCTGATGCTGATGTATCAACTGTTGGTGCGGTTGATTTTGCAATCAGAACCTGTGCTGGGCGGTCAGGCCCAAGACCTGTATATGTGGTACTACCATCATATGCCGCAGTTCCTGCTGGAAACGTTCTCTGTAATATTGTTTTAATAAATCTAAGAACATCATCTCCCTCTGAAACCGGGTCAGTCGCTGTAGGATTCTGATTATCAAAATCGCTTAAATAATTTCCAGTATCTAATGCCATTAGTAATACCCACCTGTATTCATAACCCTCAACTCAGTACCGGAGTGAGCGTCTTTATCATCTTGTAGTTGAATGTCTGATATGGCTTTCTCAAATGCAGCCAACCATAATGGCACTCTCTGATCATTCATCAGGAATGGTTCAGCCTCTAACAATGATCCGTACAAGTAGAGGTCTGGATTATTTGTAAGCATATCATTAGTGGTAGCGGAAGTAGTTAATGCTGCAACCTTTGCGTAATAGTCAATCTCTAAATTATATATAGAGGCTGGCACCGGGCCAAATAGAAAATAACTAGCCCTCATGGTATATACTTCTGGTCGTCCTGTAGCATTACCTGCATATATCCTTGCCAAGAGTTCAGGAGATACATACTGAACGGCGTCAATAGGTCTTGTTTTGTCTGAAATAGTACCGTCTGTAAATGTAGGATATATTTGTACAGCAGTATCGCCAGAAGAATGTTCAGCAGCGGTTGTTCCATTAACAGCCCTTGTCAAACCTGTTAGGGTATTAGTGGATATTCCGGTATAGTCCATTTGCTCTAAGCCTATCATAACTGTACCACTGCTACTAAATCCACTAGCAAGAATTCCACCCGACGGAGTGGCATCATCCAAAACTGCTGTAGTCTGGGAATCTGTCATGTCTGAGGCTAAATTATCTGTAGCCAAAGCAGTATTGGTAAACTTAATAGTTCGTAACTGAAGGTAATCAGAGGGTAAGGGGTATCTTTTCGTTCCGCCAATCAAAGATATTAACTTTACAGATTCCATAAGCCTTATGCGAAGCGCACGGTTTATCCGTGTCTCCGCTAAGTCTATGAACTCCTCTATCCTGTCAGTTAGATCAGATCGATCTAGCCAATTGGCAACAGCGGTCTGTAGACTACTGTACGAATTTATCGCCACATTAGTTTCCTAGTTCAGTAATATAAACCGATGAAGCGCCGGTTCCTGTTATTGCGGCTAATTTATGACCAGCGGCGCCAACCGCCGGTGGAACATAAAACGTATAAGGCCAATCTGCCGTAACAAAAGTAGACGCAGTAGTCGCCGTTGGTGTAGCAGAATCAAATGCTACAAAACAATCAGCAGTTACTGTCACCATTATAGAACTAACACCGGCGGCAAAAGCGGCTGTTCTTGTAGCCCCAGTTCCAGTACCGGCTGTTAGCGTATGAGTTGTGAGGGGTAGTATTCCAGCCATTGTTTTTTCCTCTATATATTTGTTGGAGATGTCTTTAGTAATGCCCAATCAGGATTATTGAGATATGCTGCAAATAACTTTTTATCATCTAAAATTTCTCCGTTGGTTTCCTTTATCCATTGATCCATAACTGTCTTTGGAATAGAAGCAACTTTATGAAAGTCACCCCTCTTACCAACAGAAAGTTTATCACCATAGTCATTAAATCTACGCTTATTTGCATCAACAATAGATTGTGCGTCTTGCCTTGTTTCTATAGTGAATGTACCATCTGGCTCCTCATGGAACACATCATGCCTTCCGGGCGTAACATCTAATAAAGTTCCTTGTTTTCTAGCCACTTGGATATGTCCTCTTTCCGCCAACACGATTACTTAATTTAGTTTCAAGTTCTGTCCCTAAAGTATTTCCCCGCTTATTTTTATGGGGCTTTTCCTTTTTGTCTTTTGTTTGAATTTTTTGATAAGTATTTAATTCAATTTTTTTCATGTATCTTACCTAAAGGGTGGGCCTAAACACCACATTGCCAATGACTCTTTAGTTCCTTTAGTCACGGGTGCGCTGCGGTGCCACTGATAAGAAGGAAAGATTACTAAAGAGCCTAAACCCATCTCAGGTTGTAATACTTTAACTTCTTCATCTTCAATTTGTTTGAATTCCAGTTCTCCTCCCTCATAACCGTCGGAAATAACTGCAACCAACGATAACTTCCTTACTTGCTTATCAGGAGAATTATGATCAGAAATACCATCTTGATGCCATGAATAGTGCTGATCTTTACCATACTTAGCAATCTGCGCCCATTCAAATGATTCTATATCATACTTCCAACCGCTATTTTCGTTTGCTTCTTCAATAAAATTATACAGCAAAGTATATAACCATATATCATTTACAAAAGATACTGAAGAATCCCTATGACTTATATCATTACTTGATATAGTAATACCATCATCTTCTAAAGTTTTAGCCTCTGAAAATTCAGATGCAAGTTGCTTTATCTTTGCAATATCCTTTTCAGAAATAGCATTCTCAAACAAAGAGAAAGCATACTTAATTTTCAATAAGGTGTAGGGGGGTTTTCACCCCCCTATCCTATACTTCTTACGAAGTGGTTAAGTCGTAAATACAACCGCTTGCAGTCTGGTTCTTTGACTCCAAACCATATTCAACAATCAACTCTTGTTTCTTGCTGTCCCCGGTTCGGGCAATGTCCAAAGTCTGGAAGGGCCGTAAATAAGATACTGCCCAGAAATCCCAATCTAAGAACCAGCCATCACGTTCACGCTGAAATCTATTTGGCATGACTTTGAAATTACCAAAGTCGCTGACATATACATCCCACGCTTCAACAACGTGCGCTTGACTCTTATCATTTGCTGCGGTACGCAGCGGAGATACCTGAGAAGTTCCTGCTAGTTGGGAAATAGCCTCTTTGTTAAAAGGCCCGACCATGATCGTATCGGCATCACTACCGGCTACAAACAATTTTTGAATCAATTGTCTAATCAAGGTAAGACTGATAACACGCAAAGTTCCCGCATCTACAGTTATATCATTACCATCACCATCGCAGGCTGCACCTGCCGGTGACCCACCACCATGTAGGGAGTTTCCACCAACCCAAGCACCAAGTGCGCCAGTCTTTCTGGTATCACCAGTCGGCTGACCTCCTGTACCTGCGGTCGTGTTATTACCCACAACGGCTGCGACATTTCGCGTCAACATATATTCCATGTCACGCTTTAACTCTTTGGCGGCTTTAGCCATTCTATATGCCTGTGTAGACTTTCTGCCTGCAAAATCGACTGCCATAGCGGTTCCTGACGACTGAATCGCTTTGGCCGAAATTTGCATATAGTTACCTACTCTAGTTGGCTCAACAACTGCTGTTGAAGCAAGGTCTGTACCTTCTAGCTGCCAGTTATTGGCTGCTGAGGCAAGTACATCCGTTTCCCACTCAAAATATGTTCCTGAAGCGGAAGCCCTACCTGCCCCATTTAGAAATGGGGTGTCAGTTGGTGAGATATTGTAGATAACGTTGGAGAGGTCTTCACGGATACCTACAGCACTATAAGTCGTACGTGTATTTGTTGGTACTGCCATGATTATATCCTCATGTTATATGTTTACAAAATCCTCCATCAAAAGGGCAGCGTCATCGACTCTGCCACTTTGTTGAAGACGTTTCATTTTTGCAGTACGTTTTGTTTTATCTGCATCAGAATTTGTTCTTTGAGAACCTGAACGAATAACCCTTGGCTTATTTTTTACCTTCTTTTTAACAACTGAAGGTGAAGAAGCCTTATCGAACTTCATGGCCTTGTAAAGAGTCACTAAAGAACGATGGTCTATCAAAGAACCAATCTCTTCCGCTGTATATCCTTGAGAAAGAGCATATTCCTTAATTTGTCCACTTAACTTCTGCCGTGTATTCTGCTCTGACCATTCAGGAAGCGCATCTACCAATTTTACATGTTCTTCTTGAAGAACACGTTGATGGTTTCTCTGCGTTTCCTGTTGATGGGTTTGCTGGGCTTGCTGCTGTTGAAACTGAGCTTGCCTTACCTTATCCTGCATCTCCCTGTACTCATCCCTTTTAGTTATATACTCAAGCGGATTGTCGTTTTTGAGAGTATTCCAGTCTACGGT